GTATCTTGCTTTCTAAAATTTCAAATATGACATCTGAGATTTCTACAAGATCGCCCTCAACGACATCCAACGGTGGCCGCCCGGTCATGGTTATGTTGAAGAGAAGAGTTGCTTTAAAGCAACTGGAAGCCCTCTCGGAGAGATACGGAGTGGTGGTGAAGTGCAGAGAGAATTCTGGCATTCACCACCATCCACATCTCGCGTTGGAGAGGGAATTGGCTCTCAAGGCTTTGGCGAGACGATTTTCGGAGAATTCACTGGTGACGGCGGAGCACCCCATCTTAGATTGCTACGGCAATCAGAAGGAGATGGATAGGTTGAATTTCACCCATCATCATTCTTGCATGCCACAGATAACAGCGTCTGACGTTACGCGCTGGTCAGCTGTGTGCAACCGTGAGATGGCATGTATCCACCCACCTGAACAATGCCGATGCAAGGTGCCGTCGGTTTTGCTTTTCGTTCAATCCCTCCAGTACAACAGTATGGAAAATCTGGCAACGATGCTGTCGCGATGTGAAACCCACGTCGGCTACGCTATCGTCCATAAGTACAACGGTGTAGCTGGTTCCTTTTACAAGGACGAAATGACGTGGTTCAGGTCCGGTGCGACGGAAGTGACGTGCACTATGGATGGTGGCACTCAGGTCTACACGCATAACGCTTGTGATTGGCTGGGCAAAGACTATTACGTTGTAACGACGGATGGTCACCCGGTCATGATCCAGTCTAGCATGGTGTGGAATGAGGGTGCTACCTACGTATGGCAACTGTCGCTTGCCCCTGTTCCTGTAGGGCCCCCCCCTAGCAGGATCAGGCCTTGGACGCCCGCGGCTTCGACGGAAGGCAGCGGGATCTACGCCCTGCCCCAGACGTTCTCCGGGGCCGTTTCAGACGCACTCAACCTTGACATAGCCGTTGTCAAGAAATCGAGAGTGGCGGTGATCGGCCCCGTCGTGGTGTTTCTTTATTCCACACCACATGAGATCGTTTTGTCCAGGGACATCGTAGGAGAGCTAAGCAGGTTTTGTCTCGGTAAAGAGAGGAACCAAGCTCTGTACAAGAGTGTCTTGAACAAAGCCAACCAGCTGTATTTAGCTGTGCCAAATTTGCCCCCCAGTAGACTGTGCGACTGCGTGTTGTATTCAGCTTTACTCGCTTTTGATAGTCACACCACGACCGAAGCAACCGCGCTAATGGCAGCGCACTATGACCAGTCTTTGATGAGGCAGGTGCATGGTGAGGCCATCTCCTTCAACCCGAGGAGGAGCGTGCAAGCTTCGACGGTCGGTGCGTGTGTGGCGAGTAGTGCCGTAGGTTACGGCATCAGTAAGGTAGCGCCCATTACGGTGGTGGCGGCTCCAACTGTAGCCCACAACATGATGGTGGTCAGTGCGGTCTTGGTAGGCACTCCGGTGGCAACTTTCAGCGTTCCACCTCTCGCTCTCTGCGGTATGGCATTTAGTTTTGTCAGTACCTCGGTTTGGCTCATCTCGCTGTATGGGCCCATGAGACACGAGAGTAGGTTGGAGGAGGAATGGGCGCAAACCGAGCCCGGACAGATTCCCCCTGACGTGAGAACTAAGTTGGAGTTCTCTTTCCAACCGAAGTTTGGTCCTTCGACGAAGATCAAACCCCCTCCCCCCCCCGGTGAAGGGAACACGTTGACGACTGTTCCTGTGCCCGAATCGCTCCCTACCGAGAAGTTGACGCTCGATGGGATCTCATTCGGGACAATTCCGACATACTTTCCGAGTAATCAGGAAGCCATGGTGAGTGCGTTGAGCAATCGCATTACCAAGGACGTTCCCAAAGCTGAAGATGTCTTGATGGAATTGTCCGTGGCCCATTTGAAGAAATC